CACGACGCAAAATCTCGACGAGGCCGATTTCGTTTGTCATCGCGTGCGCAAAACGTACACGCAGCTAGTCAACGAGGGCCACGATCCCGACGAACTCGACGAAATCGGGCTCGGCGAAGATTACCAATGGAATGACGAGCGCGTGACGCGACTCTTTTACGAGGACGAAGATCCCGACGCCGAGGACGAGGACGATCCGAGCATGCGCACGTTTTGGGTGCATGAGTGTTACGCATGGTTTGATTTCGAGGGCGTAGGCACGGCGCAGCAGCGGCAAGTGACGCTGATCGGCGATCGCATTTTCGAGAATATCGAAACGAATTATCAGCCGATGATCGCAATGTCGGCGATTCTCATGCAGCACAAGCACAACGGCATGGGCTACATCGACATTATGAAGGATCTGCAAATTCTGCAATCCGTGCTAACCCGTCAACTACTGGACAACATTTATAAAATCAATGTACGTCGAAAAGTTTTCTCCGAGGATGCGCTTACCGAGGACGGCTCAACGATGGAAGCCATACTCAACACGCAGGCCGAATTCATACCAGTACGCGGCCCGGCGGCGAATGCTTTTGTGCCGGAACCGACGCAATCTATAATCGGCGAATTGCTGCCAGTTATTCAGCACTTCTCGGCGCAGCAAGTTTCTCGAACCGGCGTGCAGCCCGAGGCGCAAGTCGATGCGAATGCCTTGCAGGAAGTGCGGCAGGAAGTATTTTCAAACGCAATGGATCGAGCCTCGCAGCGTATCGAAATGCTCGTGCGGATCTTCGCCGAAACCGGCTACCGGCAACTCATGCTGAAAGTGCATCAATTGCTGCGCTCGCATTGGGATATCGCGAAAACGATCAAGCTGCGCGGCAAGTGGGTTGACGTTGATCCGCAAGGCTGGCGCGATCGCACTGATATGACGGTCGAAGTCGGGCTCGGCTTCCATACCAAGCAGCAGCAAATGGGAATGCTCACGCAATTGCTCGGCATGCAAAAAGAGGCAGCGCAGCAGGGCATGGCTGCGCCGAAACACATTTATCATACGTCGGAAAAACTCATAAATGCCGGCGGACTCGGCGACGTTCGCAATTACTTTGTCGATCCCGAGTCGCCCGAGTATCAGCCGCCAGAGCCGCCGCCTGATCCGAATCTGATCCTCGCACAAGCGCAGGCGCAAGCACTCGGACAAGAGCAAGAGCGCAAGGGCATGGAAGCGCAAATGAAGCAGCAAACCGACGGCGCAAAGCTGCAAGCGGACGCTGCGAAAATGCAGGCCGACGCGGCGAAGTCGGCAGCCGAAGCCGAGCAAGCGCAGACAGATACGAAATTGAAAATACGCGAGCTTGCGCTCAAGGAATACGAACTCGAACGCGACGGCATTTTGTCGAAAACCGAACTCAAGGCGAAGATCGAAAATATCGAGGCCGACACGCAGAACAAACGGGCGCAGGCCGATCGCAACATGGCGGAAGCTGCCGCCGTTGTGGTCGAGGCGAGCGAAACGTATCAGCAGGCAGTCAAAGTGGTATCACAGAGCGCGGAATTGAACGATGGTCAGTCAAGCAAGATCGAAAATAACGCCGAAGCCGGCGAGATTGAAAACGGCGACGACGACGACGAAACCGAAGCCGGCGACGAGTAAGCCCGCGCCGGCAGCGGTCGAGGTAGTTGTCGAGACTCGCGACTTTGCGGCTGCGCTCGGCTCAATCGAAAGGATTTTGACCGGCATCGCCGATGCAATGGCGAAGCACGATCAAAGGCTTGTCGAGGTATCAGAGCAGCATCAAACGCTACTCAAGGCGATAGCAGAGCGAGATATCAATGTCGAGCTACCGGAACGACCAACAAATTTTGACGTGTTTTTCGTCGATGACGATGACGGGAACCGTATAGGAATGCGCATCCGGTCTGAGACAGATTAGGCGCAAGGGGCTGCGATGTGGTACTTTTCGCAGCGTGATTAAGTCAAACTGAGCAGGAGTATATCATCATGCCAGCAGGACAAGGCTACAGCCACGGCGATAGCAAAATGAGCGGCACAACGAAGTCGAGCAGCAAGTCGGCTCCGATGGAAGGCAAATCGGGGAACTACGGCAAGCCGATCGGCGACAAAGGGGCAAAGACGCGAGGCGGCAACAAGCGCACTCGTATTGCAGCGGATCGCTACAAGTAAGTGGCGAAACCCGATACATCGAACGCGCATATTCGCAAGCCTGAGAGCCGGCGGCAGTCGCCGGATCTCAAGGCGCTAGATGCGCAACGGCTGCTCGACGATCCCGCGTTTGTGCGGGCCTATGACGCAGTTCGCGACGGCTTGATTAACGAGCTTGAGGGATTGCAACATGACGGCAGCGAAACGATGCTCGATTACGAGTCTGAGATATGCAGGACATTGCGAACGCTGAAAAGCGTTAAGCGTGCAATCGCACTCGGCGTACAAGGGCAGCAATTACGGCTCGCGGATTTCAGATCCACAGAGCCCGAAAAGGATAGCTAATGTCAGCGAATGCAGATGAAGTAAACCGACAATCTCCGGTTCCGACAAGCGGCCCGGAAGGCTCGGATTTACGATCAGTTGCACACAAAATCGAAGGGCTACTCGACGACGACGGGCAATTCAATCCGAATCCCGATCAGTTAAGTCGAGGGCATCCCGATTACGACGAGAGCAAAGATCCGAGGGCTAAGACGCCCGACAATGACCGTGACGATCGAGGCCGCTTTAAGAAACAAGCTGCGAGCGACCAAGATCCCGCCGACGATACAGGCGGGCAGGATTACATCAAAGATGACGCAACCGATTTAACGGATGCAATCGACGATGACGCAGTTAGCGATGATCTTGACGCGGACGCCGGCGACGCAGCCGGCGACACTGACGAGGATCTAGCAACATCGGCAGGCGATGACGCCTCTACCGACGACGGAGAAACCGGCGACATTCAAACGCTGGCGCAGTTAGCGGAAGCCCTTGAGGTCACAGTTGACCAATTAAAAGACGGGCTCACGCATACATTCAATGCGGCAGACGGCGAAGTTTCGGTCACGCTCTCGGAATTGGAAAAAGGCTACCAAAAAGATGCTGATTACAGACGTAGTACGGCAAAACTTGCCGAAGATAGAAAAGATGCAGAGGGGCAGTATGCGAACCGGATGCAGGCATTTAACCAGCAGCAACACATGGCGGCTTTTAGCTTCCAGACTGCCGAGCAAATTGTCGCAGCCGAACTCGAAACGCCAGCCCTAGCCGAACTCCGCGAGCGCGACCCCGCTGAATGGACAGCGCGACGCGACGAGATCGGCCAGCGACTTAACTATCTTCGCGGGCAGCGCCAACAGGCAGCAGCAGCGTATGAGCAGTTTACTAATACCAATCTGGCACAATTGCGTGCAACAGAGGAAGCGAGTTTGCTTAAAGCGATACCGGATTTCGGTAAGCCGCATCGAGCAATTGCCCGCGATCTCATGTCCACGCTCGGATACGACGGGCGCGAAATCGCCAACGTATTCGATCACCGTGTCATTCAAGGCGCGCTCGAACTCGCAGCATTGCGAGTAGAGGTCGCCGAGCTTCGCCAGTTAAAAGGCGATGCGGCAAACGTCGTGAAGCGCGTCAAAAAAGACGTGCCGAGATTGGCGAAGCCCGGCAAGCAAAAATCGCGGGCGAAAGGTATTAAGCGAACGAATGTACAACGGCTCAGACAACGGGCGAAAAAGTCCGGCAAAATTGACGATGCTGCACGTGTAATCGAGACAATGATCTAAAAGGTAGCCAATCATGGCAGCAACTAACTTTGACAGATTCGATCTCGCTACTGAGGGCGATAACGTCCGTGAAGATCTCACAGACGTAATTTACAATATCAGCCCGACCGAAGTCCCGTTCCAAGCGAACGCGGGCCGAGGCAATGCAGATAACACATTGCATGAGTGGCAGATCGACGAATTAGCAGCGGTCGATACTGCGAATGCAGCAATCGACGGCGCTGATTTCGGGGCTGATTCGAGCGATCCGGCGCAACGCATCGGAGTGTTCAATCAGATTTCAATTAAATACATTGCAGTGTCACGACGCGCAAACATCGTGAACAAAGCCGGGCGCAAGTCCGAGCTTGCGTATCAAATTGCCAAAAAAGGCAAAGAGCTACGTCGCGATGTAGAGGCAATCGCAACGCTCAATCAAGCGACGTTGCAAGGTAACTCGACAACTGCCTCACTCACTGCCGGGCTCGGCGGCTGGATCGCGACGAACACTGTTCGCGGCGCAGGCGGCACAGACCCGACACTTTCCGGCGGCACGTTCGGGCAACCGACGACCGCAGCCGGCGACTCAGCGACGCCCGTTGCATTCTCCGAAGCGAACATGCTTCAAGTGCTGCGCGAGGCGTACATTCAAGGCGGAAACCCGAACATGGTAATGGTCGGGCCTACCGTCAAACAGCGATTCTCCAATTACGTTTTCGATCAGGCAACTCCCCAAGCTCGCGTAGCAACGCAGCGGCAGGATCAAGGCCCGGTCAATCGTGGCGGAGTTTCGGTAATCGGAGCCGTTGACGTTTACGTGTCGGATTTCACAGTGCTGGACATTGTGCCGAATCGTTTTCAACGTGAGCGCGACGTGTGGATTCTCGATACTGAGTATTGGGAAATCTGCTACCTCGACGGCTACAAAACGGAAACGATCGCAAAGATCGGCGACGCCGAACGCAGGCACATACTCGTCGATTGGTGCGTCGCGTCACACAACGAAGCCGCGAGCGGCGTCGTTGCAGACGTGGACGAAACCGTAGCGATGGTTCCGTAACCGACTAAGAGCGGAGGCAAATCCGGGCGGGTTCGCCCGCCCGGATCTTCAATCCCGCAGGAGCAAATTCGATGCCGTGTATTAAGATTAAACAACTCGACGAACGAGTGGCGACTGACGGACTGCACATGGGCGGCGGCGACAACCGACGCAAATTGCAGCCGGGCGAAGTCATAGACATTTCCGAAGATTTTGAAATGAATGTGCATGCGCCCGACAAATCTCTGCTCGATGTATTGTGGGAAACTGGCAAGCTCGAAATGACAATCGACAAGCCGACGCGCCCGATAGATTTTATAAACTATCGTGAAGGGCAACTCACGTCGCCGACGTTCAAATCTCGCGGCCCCGATGAAGATCTCCAAGTCGAACAAGCGTGGGCGGCAGTACATGCCCGCATGGCTAAACAGTCAGACGTGCCGGCGCAAGCCGGATCGCCCGCCGATGACGCACAGCCCGAGCTTGCCGACGATCCTGCGGAAACTGTAGCGGCAGAATTGCCGCCGCTGCCCGCAACTAATCGACGTGCCGAGCGCCGGGCTGCATTGCAGGCGGCGAACCGTGGGGAAGCACTTACTACTTGACGTATCCGAAACGGGAGTACGTCATTCAGTAGAGATCGACGACGACGGCGACGGTTTTACGTCGATCGAGTATCAATCCGGGGAACTAGAATCCGAGATCCTAGACGGGTGCGCGCAATTGCGCGGACTCGTACAGCGTAAGGGTGCGCACTTTCAACACGCCGCCCGAATTCCGATCGTCACTTACGAGCTTTGGAAAAAAGAATGGGCCGCCGGCCCATGCAAAACAATTCCGTGGCCGCAATTCGAGGTCACAAAATTAAACAGTCGTGACAATTGCAATCTGCGCACGGGGCATCAACGCAGCGCATTCGGGAAACTATTATGAGCACGTTTCTCATTCTGAAAAATGCCGTCGATGGATGGTTAAGCCGCGACGATGTTGCAGTGACGAATGCAGACTTTTCGACGATCATGCTGCTCGCAGAATCCGACATTGCTCGGGACGTTCACGCGATCATTCAGGAAGCATCGAGCACGCTTGTATTCACCGGGCGCGAGCAAGATATGCCGGCGAATTTTCTCGAAGTGCGAAACCCGTTTATCGACGACAACATTCGGCGCATTGAGTACATGACGCCGCAGGCGCTTCGCGAGTCGTCAGCGTGGCAATCAGGGCGGCGCGTGGGCGCGTTTTACACGCTCGAAGGCAATCCGACTGTGCCGGGCGACGAGCGCGTGAAGATGGTCATTGCAGGCCCGGCGAGCGTGACTACGCCGCTCAGTATCGACGTAAATTATTACGCCCGGTTTGCCGGGCTCGTGCTCGATGCCGATACGAACTGGCTGCTCGCCAATCACTTCGATATTTATTTGTATTCCGCGCTGCGAGCGGCATGCGAATACATACAAGAGGATATTTTGGAGGATCGCTACGCCGGCAAGTACGATCGCGCCGTCGAAAAGCAACACAAGCACGAGAATCGAAAACGGTTCGCGGCATTCCCGAAACAGCAATACGGCAGCCCGAGGTCAATCATTTGAGCACGCAAGCGCAAATGGTTCCGTTCGGCGAATGGATGCCGGATCTGCCCGAGTACATGAATGCCGGCGCATTGATTGCGCAGAATGTCATTCCGCAGATCCAAAGCTATCGAGGCTTGAACAATCTTAGCTCGTTTACGAACGCGCTCGGCGACGTTTGTCTCGGCGCTTTTTGGGCGCAGGATGATAACAATATCGTTTTCAATTTTTGCGGCGACGTGGACACGCTTTATCAATTGCAGGGCGGCGATACGTGGGCGGACGTTAGCGGCCCGAGTGCGCCGTATGCGGCACAAGATTGGCAATTTACGAAATTCGGCAATCGAGTGATCGGGGCGAATATTTCAGATCCTTTGCAGTTTTGGGATCTCAGCGTGAGCGCCGCTTTTGCGGATCTCGCCGGATCTCCGCCGCAGGCCGCGACGATCGCGACGGTTCGCGATTTCGTTATGCTCGGAAACATTAGCGGACTCGGCGCGAATTTCGTGCAGTGGTCGGGCTTCAATAACTCCGAGCTTTGGACGCCGAGCATTGCAACGCAATCTGACTTTCAAGAGCTATTCGGACGCGGCGGCAAAGTGCAGCGCATTGTGCCGGGCGAGTACGGAATTATATTTTTAGAGCATTCGATTTTCCGAGCAGATTATGCCGGGCCGCCTGTAATTTTCCAATTCGACGAAGTGGAGCGCAAACGCGGAACTCCCTCGCCAAACTCAGTGGTATGGACGGGCGGCACGGTATTTTATTACGGATGGGACGGTTTCTATGCTTTCGACGGGCAGCGATCGACGCCGATCAGTCACAACCGCACGTCGAATTGGTTTGCCGGCGAAGCGCCGCCCGACGCACTCGAATCAATGCGCGGCGCGATCGACCGACTGAATCGCCTCGTGATTTGGGCGTACAAGTCGAGCACGAGTGCGCCGATTAACGATCGCCTGATTATTTACAATTGGGGCGCGGACAAGTGGAGCGAGGCAGTAGTCGATACGCAAATCATCGACGAGTTTGTGTCGCCGGGTTTCTCGCTCGACGCACTCGACGGGCCGCTGCCGCTCGGCATAGATCTCGACTCGATCAATGTCGATTCGAGTCAGTTCGCCGGCGGCGGAATTAACATTCAGGCTTTCGACAGCAGCAATCAGGCAGCGACGTTTGACGGCTCGCCGCTAACGTCCACGATCGACACAAAAGAGATCAGCGGCCCGGATAACTCGCGCATGTTTACGAACAGCATGCGCCCGCTTGTCGAGTCGCCGAATTCAGCGACCGTGCAGATGCAAGTCGGCACGCGAAACCGACTACAAGACAATGTAGTTTTTGGGATTGCCAAAGGGCAAAACGGAATTAACGGCGAAATCAGCGTGCGAGAAAATTCTCGTTACCAAAGATTTCGCGCAACGATTGACGGCGGATTCGATCACGCGAACGGCGTGCGTGTGAATTCTAGGATCAATGGAGGTCGGAGATAATGAGCGGTTTTGGCGGAGCATCGGGCGGCGGGCTATCAAACCTGTTTGACCAATTGCGTAATCAAGGGCAAGAGACTACAGATCCATACGTGCCGCCCCCGGCTGCCGGGCAAACGCCGGGACAAGGGCCGGGCGAAGGCGAAAATTTCAATTACGGGCAGCAGGGAAATTACAACACGCTCGCGCAGGATATGTCGCGAAACGTCATGGGAAATTACGGCTTTGGCGGCGGGCAGTTCAACTATTCGCCGTATGGAAATCCGTATGCAATGCAACAGCCCCCGCCCGGCCCCGGCCCCGGCGGCCCGCCGCCCGGCAGAATTCCGCCCGGCGATCGCGGACGCGGCGGACGCGGCGGCGGCGGACGGCAACGCAGCATGTACGGCGGCGAGCCACAATTCGGCGGCGGAATGCAGCAGCAATTCGGCGGCTACGGCGGCGGCGGCTACGGCGGCGGCTACGGCGGCGGGTATCAGCCGGGCGGGTATCAGCAGCAATTTCAGCAGCCGCAATATCAACAGTTCGGCGGCGGAATGCAGCAGCAATTCGGCGGCGATCAGGGCATGCAAAAACCGCAGTGGGGCCAGCAGCAGCAGTACCCGATGCAAACTGACGTATGGCGCGGCGGCGGCGGCGGATATGGCGGCGGCGGCGGCGGCTTCGGCGGGCGCTCGATGTGGTAGCAGTCGCCGAAAAAATCTTCGACGAGATCGACACGGCAATCGGAGGCGTGCCGCCCGATCAAATCATGAAAGTTTGGGATCGAGTCGAGCCCATGCTTTGCAAAGTCGTTAAGCCAGAAACCGGCTACTCGCTGGACAATGTATTGACGAGTTTGCAAATGGCTAAGCAACAGTTATGGGTCATCGGCGATTTTCAAGCGGTCGCAGTTACGGAAATTCAATTGCGCCCGCTGCACAAAGTTTTATGGAATCAGTTTATCGCCGGCAATGATATGGCCGATTGGCTCGACGATTGGGAAAAGGTACTCGTCGAATACGCTCGCGCTCATGATTGCGTCGCCGTCGAGTTTAGCGGGCGAAAAGGCTGGAACAAATTTCAGTCGAAGTACCGAAAATTTAAGCCGGTACTCACGACATACAGAAGGGAAGTGTAATGGGCAGCAAGAGCGATAAAACTACCACTCAAGAATCGAGCCCGTGGGAAGGGCAGCAGCCGTTTCTTGAAGATCTGTTCGCGCAAGCGCAGGGGCTTTATCAAGGCGGCCCGCAGCAATATTTTCCCGGTCAAACGGTAGCGCCATTCAGCCCGCAGACAATGCAGGGAATGGACTTGATGACGCAGCGGGCGCTCGGCGGCTCGGCGCAGCAAGATCAACTCGGGCAGTATCTTAGCAACACAATGGGTCAGCAAAATCTTGACCCGTCACAAATTTATGGTGGCTTAGGTGGAGCCGCCGGCGGCATCGGGCAGGCGCAAAATATGTTTGCGAATGCAGGGATGCCGAATCAAATGGTGGGCGGCGCGTCGCAGGGTTTAGGCGGCAGCATGGGATACGGCGGGTTAGGCGAGGCTCAGCAGTTCGCAGGCAACGTCAATATGGGCGCGCTGCCTTCCTCTCAACAGTATGCGCAAAATCAAATGGGCGTCGGCGCTGCCGGCAATCAGGAATTAGCGCGAACGGCAGGCGGCGGATACTTAGGCTCAAACCCGTATCTCGATGCAATGTTCGACAAGGCATCGGGCCGAGCGGGCGAGGCATTTAACGAGCAGACAATGCCGGCGCTCGCGGCACAGTTCGGATCTGCCGGGCGAACCGGCGGCGGCATTCATCAACAAATGGGCGAGAATGCGACGCGACAATTCGGACGAGATCTGCAAGGCATGGCGGCGGATATTTATTCGCCGGCATACGAAGCCGAGCGCAACCGAATGCAGCAAGCAGCACAAGGCGGCTCGCAGGCTGGACTCGGCGCAGCCGGGCTCGGCGTCGATGCGTTTGGACAAATGAATCAGGCGCAACTCGGGCGCGGGCAGTTAGCGTCGCAGCAGTATTTAGGGCAACGCGGACTCGGGCAGGATGCAATGTCGCAACTCGGGCAGTTAGGACTCGGGCAAGGTCAACTCGGCCTGCAAGGGGCGGAAGGGCTCGGGCAAATGGGAATGCAGGCATACGGACAAATGGGCGATATGTGGAATAACGTCGCGCAAAATCAATTCCGTGGCGCGTCACTCGTACCGGGTTACAACGATATGCAGTACGGCGATATTCAGCGGCTAATGGGCGTCGGCGGAATGCAAGAAGATCAAGCGCAGCGGCTAATGGGCGCGAATCAAGATCGCTGGAATTTCGGTCAGAATGCGCCGTGGCAAAATCTCGGCAACTACGCAAATACGGTTTACGGTTTGCCGGGCGGCTACGGCACGCAAACGACAACCGAACCGGGCGGATCTCGACTCGGCGGCATGATGGGCGGCGCAATGTCGGGTTGGGGCGCGACCGGCAATCCGTGGGGCGCAGCAGCCGGCGGCATCTTAGGAGGCTTCGGCTAAATGGGCTGGCTCAGCGACAACTTAGATTTCGAGCTATTCAATCTCAAGGATATGTTTAGCAAACTGAAAGACAATCCCGAGCAATTGATTCTCGGCGTCGATCCTTTCAGCACTGGACTTTGGAATACGCTCGGCGTGACCGATAACGAGCCGATCGTGAATCAACTCGGCGGCCCGTATGGCGGCTCAAGCAAAATGGGATTAGGCAGCGGCGGCGGCGTTTACGCCGATGCTCGGGCCGCCGGAATTGATACCGGGCCGGCGACGCAAATGCACGATCTCGCCGAAGTAATTGCAGGCTCTTACGGGGCAGCAGGCGCAGCAGGCGGGCTCGGCAATATTGGCGGCGCAGGCGCGGGCGGCGGCGGAGCAGCAGGCGGCGGCGCGGGCGGAGGTAGCGCCACAACTTTTGCGCTGCCAGAAACCGGCTCTTTAGGCGGCGGCGAATTTATCAACGCGGCGGGCGAGCCGATCGCTGGCGGCGGCGGCGGCATGTTCGATTTCGGCGGCATGGATTGGGGCGATCCGAGCACGTACATGGATATGATGAATATGATGCCGCAAGGCGGCGGACAACAGCAGCAACAGCAACCGGCAGGCCCGCGCCCGATGCCGCAAATTGGCGGCTCGCCGGGCGTGCAAATGTCGCAGGCATTGCCGCTTGCACAAAGGCCGCCGCGATCATTACCGTTCGGATTGCTCGACGAGGACGAGGAAGAAAAACGGCGTAAAGAATTAGCACTGCTCGGAGGATTACTGTAATGGCACTCGATTGGTCATGGGAAGGTTTGAAAAATTCAGGCAAAGGCTTGCTAACCGATCCCGAAAAAATGCAAGCGGCAACCGAAAATCCGTGGTTTCAAATGGGAATGGGATTGCTATCTGAAAACAATAAAGCGTTTGGCGGAAATCCGGCGGCGGGAATTATGCAAGGGCTTAGCTCGTCCAAAGAGCAGCGGCAGGCAGCCGAGGATCGCACTCGCATCGAGCAATTGCGCGAGCAGTTAGCGAAGATCATCGCGGATCAGCAGGGCGGCGCAGGCGCGCCGACGCCAGCACCGGGGCAGCCGCCAATGAGCCCCGCGCCGATGCAGCCGGGACAAGGGCCGGGCGGCATTATGGAATTGCTGAAACAGCAGGGCGGCGGCGTACCGGGGCAAACGCCGGGCATCGCGGGGCCGATGCAAGGCCAGCCGCCACAAGCGCAAGGGGCAGCCACGCCGGTAGATCAAGCGATGCAATTTTTAATGATGCAAGGCAATCAGCGACCGAGCGACAAAGATATTCAAGACGCAATGGCGTTTTTAGCCGTGCAGCAATAGGGCGCGAACATGGCAGAGCAGACACAAGCACAACAGCAAATCACATTGCTTGAGCAGCAGATCGCTCAGCTACAGGGCAGGGGCGTGCCGCAAAATCAGCAGCAGCAATTGACTGCGCCGCCCGGCGGCAAGCGCATGGAAGGGCTGCTCGGCGGCCCGCAAGGCGCGCAGCAAATGTGGCAGCAAGTGCAACACATGCCGACGCAAGATATTCAGCAGATCTATGGACTGCTCGCAGCCGGCGCGGATGATCCCGCGCAAGTCGGCAATCAGTACGTGCGTGCGATGCAATCGAACGCGCAACTCAGTCAGTACGGCGGCAAGCCGAGCAACATTCGCGAGTGGGAATATTACAATTCGCTGAGCGACGCCGATAAGAAAATGTATCTCGAAATGAAACGCGGGATCAGCCTCGAAGATCTCGGCGGCGATAAATTGCGACTGTTCGGCGGCGGCGGCACAGATCAATACGGCGGCGCAGATCCACGCGGCGACGTTTATTCCGAGTCACGCGCCGAGGAAGATGCGGCGCGCCGTTTGAAATCAGCGCAAGGCGTCGGCACGGGCTTTGCAGCACGCTACAAGATTCTCGGCGAGGGCCAATCGCAACGGCAGGAAAGTTATAGCGAAGCGCGACGCTTGCGCATGATTCTCGGGCAGGACGAGCTTGATGTAGGGCAGTACAAACAAGTGCTGCATCTTGTTTGGCGCAATGAAGATATGGAAGCACTCGACGCGCTCGCCGAACGAACGGCACGCGCCCGCCTGAAAGCAAACGGCGAGATCCGACCGACCGATGCCGACGTGGAAGGCGAGAAAAAGGCGCTATTCGGCGCAGGCCGAACCGAGGAATTCACCGGGGCGTCGCTCGACCGATTGATCGCAGAGATCGAGCGGCAGGAATACGAATACAATCAACTCGGCACATACATGGACGTGCCGCTGCACGGAAATCAGCCGACGACTATCAGCACGCCGGGCGGACTCGGCGGCGGCGACGACGAGCGCCCGCTTGCAGATCGACCGGCACGAACCGAAGCGGAACTCAATAAAAAATACGGGCTCGACTAATGGCGAAGTATCAGGAAATTTACGACGCACTCATTAAAGCGGATCAATCCGGCGACGACGAGGCGGCGGAGCATTTCGCAAAACGGCTGCGCGAAAAAGATTACGAGCAAGAATCGAGCGGCGTCGCTTCGGCACTGCAAGGCGTCGGGCAGGGCGCGACGTTCGGTTTCGGCGACGAACTCGGCGCGGGCGTGCGCTCGGCACTTTTCGATCCGATCGCGTCGATGATTGGCGGCGAGAATATCGGCGGCGTGGGCGGCATCAAAGATTACTTTACCGGCATGGGCGAGCGATACAATACAAATCTCGGCTCGCAACGTGACGCGCTCGAAACTGCACGCCGCGAAGATCCGTGGACTACCGGCATTGCCGAAGTCGCCGGCGGACTCGGAACGGGCGGCATCGGCGGCGCGAAAGCACTCGCCGGGCAAGGGCTTCGACAAGGTATCAAACGCGGCGCAGGGCTCGGCGCGGGACTCGGCGCGACTGCCGGCTATGGCTACTCGGAAGGCGATCCGATCGCGACCGCATTGCAGGAAGTTATGCCGGGCGGCGTCGAAACGGGCGACTATACGAAAGCACTCGACGAACTCAAAGAGGCAGGCGTCGGCGTCGCCGTCGGCGCGGGACTTGGCGTAACACTCGGCGCAGGGCTGCCAGTTGCCGGCGCAATGATCCGTGGCACGGCGCGAGTCATTTCGATGCCGTTTACTCGTAACGCCCGACTGAATGAAGCCGGTCGCCGGCAAGTCATGGAATCACTCGAACAAGATCTCGCCGCCGGCAATATCACGATCGCGCAAGCGAAGCGCGAGCTTGCCACTACGCCCGGAATGAAGGTCGCGGATCTCGGGCCGAATTTGCAGGCGCTTACCGAAACAATTGCACAAACGCCGACGGCAGCCGGGCGCGGCGTGCGCGAGCAACTTGAGCAGCGTGCAGTCGGGCAATACGATCGCATCATGCCGGCAGTCAGCGAAGCACTCGGCACGGGCGGCAAGCCGAGCATGTTTCAGCATCACATGCGCACGATTATGGACACGGCAAAAGACGCTGCCGAGCCGATGTATCGGGAAGCGTACTCGATGCCGGTTCGCGTCACGGCGCGCATGAATGGCATTCTGCACGGCACGGGCGTCGGCAGATCCGCACTCAAAGGCGCGCAAGTTTTGCAAAACGAATTGCGTAAGAAAACTGCGCCGGTCGGCAAGCAGGGATCTATGGCGAGCATGGAACGGCTCGACTATGTTTTGCAGTCAATGGACGATCACGTAAACCGACTGTTTTCAAAACCGGGCAAGGGCAAACTCGCCCGCGCTGCCGCCGCGAATCGCGACGAGTTTAAGGAAATGCTCTACGACGCAAACCCGGCATTTAAGGAAGCGCGCAACGCATGGGCCGGGCATGCTCGAAGCAACGAAGCACTGACGCTCGGGCGGCGAGCATTCCGTGACGACTTCGATCTCACGGCGGCCAATCTCGCGAAAATGAGCGAGGGCGAAAAAACATATTTCCGCGTCGGCGTGTTGCGCGAAGTCGAAAACAAACTGGCGAACAAAGTCGATACGGCGGATATCGTTCGCGAGCTTTCCGGCAAGCGCAAGAATCGGCAGATCCTTGAAACCGTATTCGGCGGAAAGCAGCAGTTCGATGAATTCATGGATCTGCTCGGGCGCGAGGCAAAGATGCAGCGCACGTTCGAGGTCGCAGTCGGTAATTCGGCAACGGCTCGCCGGCTGGCGCAGGCGCAAACCACTTTCGGCGAGCAACTTGCGAAGCTCGGCGGCTATGGTGTCAGTCTCGGATTCGGCGGATTTGTCCCGCCAAGCATCGGCGGACACATGGCAGGGCGCGCATATCAAGCCACAGGGCTCCCGAAGCGCGCCGCACAGACTTACGAGCAAGTGACGGGCAATCAGGCTAACTTGCTCATGGGCGGCGGCCTCGACGATCTCATGCGGCCTAAGACGCTCGGCGGGCTGCTCGGGACGGGCGTCCCGACTTCGGCTGCCGGCCTCGCTACCGGCTTGAATCCGGCGATGCAGGGCTTGCTTGAATGAGCATTAACGTATCCCATGCGCAAGGCGAACTGCTCGCGCAAGTCCGCCCGGCGGGCGTGGTCGCGGTCACGCTTTACACGTCGCAGCAATTGCGCACGGAAATTACTTACATCGCAATATCATTGATCGAGGGTGCGACCGGGCCGATCGCCGTGCAGATTTATCATGATGACGACGGCGTAACCTTCGACGATGACTCGATCATTGCGAATATCAATAGAGCGCAAAACGATCCGCTCTCGGGGGCATTTCAGGCGCAGCATCCGGGCAGTGGTATTATGATTAAGCCCGGCGGCAGTCTCGGCGTGAAAGTCGATTCAGCCGGCGATGTTAATTTTACGGTTTACGGACATACAGAAGTGCTCGCCGAGCGTGTCCGCAGCTTAACTTAGGGTAAGGCAATGCCAGATATCAATGATTGGGCGATACTAGCCGCAAACAATAACGACACGCCGCCTGACGGCTGGCCCGAAAATACAATGGCGTATTCCGAGGTCAACAACACGGCTCGCGAGGGCATGGCAGTCGTCGCTCGTTACTTCCAAGATATGAACGGCTCGCTAACGACGGGCGGCGTCGCCGATGCTTACACGCTCACGCTTAACGCGGCTTACGTGGCTTACTTCACGGGCATGTATATCGCCGCAGCATTCAACGCGGCGAACACCGGGCCGACGACGATCAACGTCAACGCTATCGGACTCGCCGACATAACCGATCGCGGCGGCAATCCGCTCTCGGCGAATGAAATTGTGAGCGGCGGCATTTACGAGCTTCGATATGACGGCGTGCAGTTTCAACTCATGGGCTCGATCGTCGGCGCAGCCGTCGTCGCGAGCGGCATATTCACGAACTCGAATAACCCGGATCTCGTCGATACCGATGTGGCAGTCAACATCGGCGCAGCAGATCCCGACGCGGCGCAGCACATTGAGATCGGCCCGCTTGATATTCAATCGAAATCGGATATTAGTACCGCAGCCGCACTTGCGCTCAATGCTTTGGGCGGCAATGTTTTAATCGGCGCGCAAACAGGCTCAGGATTAGTTCGCGGCTTTCATAGCGCGTCCATTGTCTTTGAGTCAAACGTCGATCAATTCCGTGGGCTCAGTACCGACAGCGGCGATCCGACCGTGCCGGATGCAATCACGTTCGATTCGCTGATCTATTCGCAAGACGGTAACGAATACTCTGCGCTCGGCTATGCAGCATCGACAACGCTGCGACTAATTAACCGAGCGCACGGCGGGCTTGTGCAGATCAACGGCGAGGACGCCGCCGGCGCGTCGCAAGTATTATTCCAAGCAGATCCCGACGGCGCGGCGCAAGCATTTTTCAACGGCGCATCGGTACTTGCGACAACGGTCAACGGTATCGACATTTCAGGCGGCGCGGCAGTGCCGGCAATTAACGATCTGATCGCGGCGGCTGGCGAAACGGCACGCTACGGCGTGCGATCGGACGGCGGCAGCGCGATAATTTTAATTGACGCCGCCGGCGCGGTCACATTCCAACAGGGCGACGCGGCGGGCGCATCCGAAGCAGCGTGGATCAATTTTGTGCGAGCAGGCGAAGTCAGTCTCCGCCATAACAACATCGTGCGGCTCGCAACGTCAGTAACGGGCGCAGTAATTACCGGCTCGCTGCTCGATATCAACGGCAGCGGCGCAGCAGGCGAAACAGGCATGCGCGCACGTAACTCGGCGGGCGGCATTCAACTCGTCGCCGAGCTAACAAGCGGCGACGGCGAGCTTCGGCAGATTTCATCCGCCGGCGCATCCGAAGATCTGCTAATCGAATTCCGCCGCAATTCGTCAATGCACATGTACGTGAATGCAATCGAGACAATGAATCTCGGCACTGCGATCGCAAACATAAAAGCAACCGGCAACGGCGCAACGGATTCAATCAGCATGACGCTATCCCGAGCGGATAATGTCAATCAGGCAGTATTCCGATTTAACGCAAGCGATCAACTCGACGTTGAGAATCAGCGCACGAATGGCGAGCTACATTTGCGAGCAAATGACGGCGGCGTGATTCGCTCATATCTTGCGATTGATCCGCAACTCGATACATCGACATTTAGTTTTAATGGCACAGTTCGCGGCGGCTTCCGCGAGGTCAACGTGTCCGACTTCGGCATGGCTGGATTCGTGGCGGACGCGAGCGGCACGTCGCGGCCAATGGGAATGAATGTCATGCCCGTGCTCGAACAGGACGCAAACGAGTCATTTAATCTGCTTTATAACGGGCGGATTTGGCACAAAGATGCCGGCGCAGCACTGACGTTTACTTGCCCGAACGATGCAACAATACCGCAAGGCGCGACGTACACGGTCGCGAATGAAGATACCGAAGATCTAACGATCGCCGCAGCGACCGGCGTCACGCTTCGATGGTTTGACGGCGGCGGCGTAGCGCCGCCGACGGGATCTCGCACACTCGCCGAGGCCGGCGTAGCCACGATTTACAAATACACTGATACTGAATGGTGGATTTGGGGCTCGGGCGTTACCTAGTGTGTCGATTCAGCATTTTCAAAATGTAGTTGGTGTCCCGACTGTCGATGTAGTATCGCTGCTCGGCAATTCGGTTTTATCTTTTACGCTAACTCCGGTCGCGGCAACCGCAGAGCTATTTTGGAATAGCGACGGAACTATAGACGGGCGGCAAAATTCCGGCCCGCTCATTCAATTGCATCCGTCAACAGATTGGATCATTCCGAACGGCGCAGCGCCCGACGATTACGAATTCCGTTACACGGCTTTCGGCGGCAGCCCGCTAGATTTCGCATCCGCAGCCGAGGACGTTTGGCGCGCATTGTCACTTGGCAACTTCACAATGCGGCTAGGCCCGACAGTCGGCGTCGAATTCCTGTCATGCGGATTTACGGGCGAGATCCGCAAAGGATCGAGCGGCGGCGCGATCGCGTCCGCGTCGTATATTCTCGCCGCGTCAGAAGATATTTAATGTCAATCATTCACTTTCAAAACGTGTTGACGGCGCTGCGATTGGGATCAGTAGGCGCGACGGATATTCGACTTTCAACGATTACCCTAGCGCCGCGAGTTTGCGGCGTGCGTTTCGATAGCGACGGCACGATTCAGGACAACTCGAACAATATATTTACGCAACTCGGCACGGATCTCGATGCCGTCGATCACACGTCGGAATGGTGGAGCCTAAACCCGGTAGTGGGCGTCGGCGCGAATTATGATATTCGCTGCGCGTCGCTCGTGTCGGGATCGTGGGACGTGCAGGCCGCAGTCGTCGGTACGTGGATCAGTTTGTCGGCAAATCGTGAGTGGCACGAGAATCGAACCGGCGGCAAGGGCGGCGAGGGCATCGGCACAGATCAGTGCATTGCAAACTTTGAGATCCGCGACGCATCGAGCCTCGTCGTGTTAGCATCATTTGAAGTAGATTGCTCGGCTACACGATAGGACTTCGCATGTTTACATTGCCGCCTTATATTTACGAAAAAGATCTGTACCCGCAGATCCCGCAGGCCGATCGCTGGATTTTCAATAAGCTCGAACTCATGGAACGGCTCGGCATCGAAGCCGGCCCGACCGGCATGAATGCGCCGCGTGACGGTTTCTATTGCGTCAAATCCATGATGAATTTGCACGGCATGGGCGCAGGCGGATTCTACAAGGCGCGCATTGATAGCCGCGACATTCGGCACAGCGCCCGCATCGCAAATAAGCCCGGCTACTTTTGGATGCCGTGGTACGACGGCGAACATTCATGGGTGCAGTACATCAACGATCAGCCCGCAACATACTCGCGAGGGACGCAGACTCGATCAGGACTCTTGTCGCTAACCGAGGAAACAGTCGGCATCGCGCCGCCGCTGCCCGCAATCTTGCAAAATATTTCACGGCACATGCTCGTCGAGTACATTCAGACAGCATTAGCGCACAATGTTATCGAGGCAGCGCCGCGATTCATGGGCGCTAATGCTCGGCAGGAATTGATCGACGAGTACAAAAATAATGTCGATCCGAGTTACGATCCAAAAGATCTTGAATTCGGCACGTTTGATATGCAGCGAGTGCGCACACGGGACGGCGACGGCTGGACGTGGGATGACGCCGGCAATCGCCGGGCTCACGTTATGAAGCCGTTTGATTAAGCAACTCGCTCGCGT